GTGAAGCCCCGCGCGGCTGTCCTCAGCCCGATCCATCCGCCGCTTGATGTCCTCAATCGAGGTGAGGATGCTGCCTAGCGTTCTCTCGACATTGGTTTCAGGCATCAGCCCCCGCTCGGTTCATGCTTTTAAGGAATGAGGAACCGTTGCCGGGGCAGTGTGTTGCCAGCCGTCGGACGATCCGCACAGATCGTTTGGTGGTCAGGGTCGGACGATCTGTTGGCGCAGATCCCCGGCCCGCTTCAGGTCTGCGGCAAGGCCACCGCCGCCAGGAGCATGAGCAACGCCACTGCGGCGCCGTAGAGAAGCCAAGCGCTCATCGGAACAGCGGCTTCTTGGCGATGAACCGGGAATAGAGCGGCGTAAGGATCGACATGATGAGGCCGATCTGGGTGATGTAGTCCATCACGTCGTTCGTCACGTCGTCGGTCCACATCTTGTAGATCACGTCCGCGGCGCAGATCAGGCCGACGAAGGATCCCCAGATATTGCGGCTCTGCCAGTGCGGTTCCGCGTCGAGCTTGTGCTCGGCCTGCGCTTGGACTTCCTTCTTCAGTTCGTCGACCACCGCCGGAGCGGCCTTCGGCACATCCGAGGGAGCCATCTTTGTCGACGGCTTCTTGGCAGCCTTTTCGAGCCCCTTCTCGACGGCGAACTCTACCCCCTTCTTAACCAGTACCGAGGCGACCAGCCCGCCGATGAATTCCTGCTTCTGGCTCGTATTCATCTCAGTTGCCTTTCCAGTTGAAGATCAGGGACCAGAGCCAGGCCAGCCAGCCTTGCGGCTCAGGAGCGGGCTCAGGGCCGGCTGCGGAGGCGTGGAGGGTTTCGGAGCGGCCGGAGGCTCAGGAGCCGCCTCACCCGGCGCCAGCGCGTTCAGCGCTGCCCAGGTGGCAGAGCCGGCGATGCCGTCGACAACGAGGCCCTGTGCCTTCTGGAATGCCTTCAGCGCTGCATCGGTCTGCTTTCCGCGGATGCCGTCCAGCTCGACCTTGAAACCATGCGCCGTGAGCCGCTGTTGCAGCTTCAGCACCGTACCGTCGGACGAGGGGCGCACCACGGCATCGCCGGACTTCCAGCGCTTGTAGGCCGCCGCCATCTTGGTGTGATATGCGTTCTTCCTGAAGCTAGGCCCGTTGTACCCCTTGGCGAAGGTTTCCCAGTCGCGAGCCCGGAGAGCGCCGGCAAGGCCAGCCTTGCGGATGAACTTCGCCATCAGCTCGATTTGACCAGCCACGCCGCTGCGGCAGAGGTTCACCAGCTCGGTGACGGTGCCGAAGCCCAGCCATTCCCAATGCGCGCCCATGACCTGGCCGACGCCCCACGAGCAGGACTCGAAAGCAGCCTGCGCGTTGATCTCGGCGGCGCGAACGAGCAGATCCCAGCGCGCGCTCTGTGAAGCGGGATTGGCGATGCCGCCCGCCTTCGGATTGGCGAGCCCGGCCTTGCGCGCCCTCGCTTGATCGGCACCGGATAGCCGCCGGTCGAAGTAATGACCCTCGAAGCGCAACAGCGGTTCGTTGCGTCCGTCGATCACGGCATAGACCTTGCCGCCGCTTTCGACTTCCGCCACCGCCAGCAGGGCAGCAGGCTCAAGGTTTTCGCGCGCGGCAATGGTCTCGACCGCGCGCACGGTCGCTTCGTCGAACATGATCTACCTCGCTGATGAGAATGAGACAGGCAGCCGCAAGCCGATTGAGCTTGCGGGGGCCTTGGAGAAGTTGAGGGGAAGGTGCTAGAGTATAAACGCCATCAGGCTTGGGAATGATCTATGGCGGTAGAAACAACGACCCAGGGCACGCTTGCGCCGATGCCAGTGCCGGAGTTGCAGCCGGCGACGGAATACGAACAGGCCGCGTCGATCGCCCTGCTTTCGATCATTACGACTTGCGCGTTGCTCTGGTGGCTGCGCGGCGGTTGGCGGCGCGAACCTTAACCGTCGCTCGCCGCAACCAAGAATTGGAAGTTGATCGCTATCGTGGATGCGTCCGTCTGCGCGGCGGTGAACCACACCTTGACGCGTTCTTGTCCCGACACGCCCGTCACGAGGCCGTTTTCCCCACCCCGGTTCGAATTGGCTATGCCGTTTACCCATGAGGGCGCGGCGGCAAGGTCAAAAGGAAGGGTCATTTCAAACGTCGCCCCCCCAGCCGCCGTGAAGTCGGCCGTAACAGTGCCCGATACCGAAATCACGTCATCAACGCGGGTCCAGCGAAACACGCCAGACACCGCGCTATCGAGATTTGTCTGACTCGAAAGCGTCGGAGTATACGCGCCGGACGAAGGCCGAAGGCGAAGCGTTGTCTTGCGACTAGTTCCGCCGTTGCGGCCAAGGATCTCGATTGTGTAGGCGTCGGGGAAGGCAAACGAAACCTCGCCGTTTGCTAGCCATGCCGGCGCGGTGTCGCCTGGGAGCAGCGCAACTCCGCCGCCCGTGATCCGTACTCTCGGCGTGAAGCCGCCTGCCGCCAGAGCTAGAACGCCGCTTGCGTGGTTAGCCGCTATAAGGGCAACATTCGCGCCGCCCCAAAGAAGGCTGCCGAAGTTGGTCGTTGCGTCGTTGGATGCCAGGCTCCATGCGCCGGAACCCGCCTGAACGGTATGCAAAGCGTCGCCGCTACCACCGTTTTGTAGCGCCATGCGGACCTGATCCGCTTTCTCCCTGCGGAACAGGTAGTCATAGCCGCTGAAGTTTGACCCGAAACCGAGATGCGGAAGCCGCGCCGCCGTGTCCCCCCAGACAACGTTGCCGTCGTCAGGATTTTGGACCATGAATGGAAATGTCGGCTCGTGCATGCCGTAGAGGATCGCTGCGGCCGCTTTCTCGCCAGCCTCGCGATACCCCTCCGCCGTCATGTGGATATAGGCGATGCTGTCTGTCGGTTCCCATAGCTCTATTGGGAAACCCTGCATGTCGATGAAACGGCGTGTCCCAGGGTCCTTGGCAACGCAAGCCTTTATCGCCGCCGTGTACTTCAGCCAATGATAGTTCCCGCTGTCGTTCGGGGCTTGCGCATAGGGCGGGAGGCCGAACATCAGAACAGGCGCGGCACCCTCGTACCAGGCCTGTTCCTTGAGCCAGTCCATCACGCCTTCGAAATCGGAAACATAGGACGTAGACTGCAACGAGCCGTCGCTCTCGCCTTGCCACCAGAGCAGCATGTTGACCTTGTCGACCCCAATTGCCGCCAGCGCCGCGGCGACGTTGTTGCCGATCGCCTGGCGGAAATTGTATGTCGACGGCGCTTCGCCCCAATTCTCGATTGCCAGGCCGCCCTTGGAGACATCGATGAGGTAGATCTCGCTCGCGGGGTTCGCGCGCGCCATCTTGTCGGCGAATGCGAGGGCCGTGCCCATGCGCGTCGTGTCAGGCGAAATGAAACCCGGTCCAATCGTGTCGTCGGCGTCCAGATGAGCCCAAAAATCCCAGATATGCAGGTTTGTTGCCGGCACCCAATCAATCAGCATCCGGTTGGCCATGTTCGACTGGCCTGTCGCTAGGATGACGATTGGATCGCCCGTTACGGGCGCACCCCCACCGGCGCCCCAAGGCGTGCCGACCGTCCAGTGGCCCGACGCATTCGACGCCTTGAAATACAGCCATGCAGCATCGTCATGCCCGGCGTCGTTCTCGACCATGACGGAGAAGCCCTTGGGCTCGTCGTCGTAGGCATCGCGGTCGGCGATCAGTTCCACAATCGCGTCGGGGCGGTAGTTCTTGCCGTCGGTCCCCTTGTCGCCCTTCGGATCGAAGATCAGCCAGCACGGCATGGCATTGGTCAGGGAGCCGTTGCCGCCGACATATTCGAGGGTGAACTTCCGATACCCTGTTCCGTCCACCACTGAGCCGGCGATCCGGAAGACATGCCGGACGCCCGCGTTGGCTTTCGCGCGGATCGTCAGTTCGCCACGGATGGTGCTGGTGCTGTCATCCCAGCTATCGAGGATGCTCGTTACCGTGGCCCCGTCTGCATCCACGTTGTCGACGTATGCGGCGGTCGACGACGCGATGGTGGCGTGGTTCAGGCGAAAGACGCCTGAGCCAGGGTCGGCATCGGTCGTTGTCGTGGAGAAGGCAAATGGCAGGGCGCCAACAGAGTTCGCGGCAGCGGTTGCCGAAGTCGCGGCATTTGTCTGGGACGTTGCAGCAGCACCCGCAGAAGCCGCAGCAGAACCCGCAGAGGCAGTCGCAGACGCAGCGTGAGCAGGTGCGACGAGGACAGCATCGATGTTGTTGGCGATGGTTTCGAGCTCCCCGGCAATCGCCGCTACAGTGCCCACCGTCGCCGCGCCGATCCCTGCACTTTCAATGCCGTCGGCAGTGAATTTTGCCAGATCTCCGTCCGTGCCTTGAACGATCTTGCCGCCCTCTGTCCCGTAGTCGGCTTTCCATGCGCGATCGACATCGCGCCGAGCTTCCTGACTTTCGATGGTCAGTCGATTCAGTGAGTAGTTGTGATCGCGGATCGGAAGCGGAGCGCCGTTTTGGTACTGGTCGGTACGGCGAGGCGTACGCTTGCCGATGATCTCGACTGAGCCGGTGATGCCCGGCGTGACAATGCACTGAGCATCCGTCGAAACACCATCAACGTAGGTCGCTGACATCGAGAAGGCGCGGGGCACGCCGTTGTGCAAAAGGATAACGTCGGCGTTGGCAAAAATCGGAAATCCGATCGGGAAATGCGTCGTGGCGACGACGGGCGCATGGGTTGTGCGACGGGTGGAAGCGGCGATGGTTGTCATGTCGGTAGCCTGCCGACCCGGCCGTTCTCGCGCAAAGCACAGGTTACTTGACAGTGAAGCAGGACCATCGTTGGATTATGACTGGGTGGGGGAGAAATTTATGCGCAAGATCATGGTTGCAACTGCTACCGCGTGCATCGTCAGCGGTTGCGCGAAGTCGCCTGAATCGATCTCAGCGAGTTATGTAAGCGAAGTCGGCTACCTCAATTGGACATGCGAACAACTCGCGACGGAGGTATCGCGCATGTCCGCCGCCTACGCCACGGCGGCGCAACAGCAGGAAAAGGCCAGGACAAATGACGTTGTCGGCGTGATCCTGATAGGCCTGCCGGTCTCATCCATGTCCGGCGACAACATTGCGCCCGAAATAGCCCGCCTCAAAGGAGAGCAGGAGGCGATTCGAAAAGCCATGATTTCGAAACAGTGCGCGCCAGAAACCATTCCGCAGGCCGCGCCGCTCACCAAGAAGGTTGCACCGAAAGCCCCTAAATCCTAGTTTCCCAGAGCGCGGGGCATATCCGGGCCCCGGTCGGGCAGCGACAGCCCAGGGCGCCACCAGAACTGCTGATCGAAGTCCTTCTTCATGCGCTTCTCAAATCGGGCGAACGACTTCCGATAATCCGGGTCGATCAGCGCCTGGATATTGTCGAAGATCAGCCGGTCCGTCGCCAGCTTAGAAAACCAAAGCGTCGAGCCGGGCGTCCAAGCCTTCAGGTGTTGCGCGAGTGTCTTGCCGGTGAGATCCTTTTCGCCACTCCAGATGCGACCATCGGCAAGAGTCATTGCCGCGTCGCCCGCTGCGGAGAACACCGAACCGAGGCTGGGGCCGAGAGCGTACTCAGTGATGCCTTGCCCCCCGCGCGTGGTCGACGAATACACGAAATCCGCCAGCATGCCTCCACCACCGCCACGAATGAATGCTTGCGTCCAGAACCGCCAGCTATCCATAGGCTGAGGGTCACGGCCCGCGATCAGGGACTGCGCCTGCGTCAAGGCCGCGCCGCCCACCGTCATCAGCAGGAGCATTTGGGTAGTGCGATATGCGCGGTTGGCCATTGAGCCCTGCGTCAGTGACCGCATCATATGCGTCATCATCAGCGTCATTGGAAACGACTTGAACTGTGACGCCGACCGGGCAATCTCGCCGAGCAGGTTGCCGCGGGCCAAACCGAATGACGTCGCCTGCCGAATGCGAGCGTCCGGTTCAATGACAGCGAAGTGCCTCTCATCGATCACCGCTGACATGAAACGATCCCCCAAGCGCCGATCCTCGACTGAGCTTGCATCGAAGAAGCGCGCGCCGTCCGCCTCGAGTTGGGGCGTGGCGCGCAGTTTGTCCCAATCTGCCGGCGTGAACCCGTGGCGCTGGAGGAAAGAGCGGAACGCCGGATCGAGCGCTTCGAAGACGTGTTCCGACTGCCGAGCGGCAAAGCCCATGAATTCCATCGAGAAGGAACGCTTGAGCGTTTCGGTCCAGACCTGGAGCCCTTGCAGGCGGACGACCGTTTCTGCCAGGCGACCCGTCACGCCGTCGCCGACAATCTCGTCCGCGAACCGCTTCGTTCCGAGCGCCGATTCCAGCAGACTTGCGGCTGTGAGCCCGAGTTGCCGTGCTATGGCTTCATTTTCGGCGCCGCCCGTGGCGAGATCGGCGACGGTCCGAGCTAGTACGGACGCTGCCGGGATGCCGTTGTAGTTCGCGGCAAGGGTTGCCGTGACGCTATCACCGGGCAGCGCAGCCACGACGGCCGAGCCCAAGCGCGAGGCGGTTTGGATATTGCGCATGCCACCAAAGATGCCGGCGACGAGTTCGCTTTCGGGGATGCTGAGAGCGCCGGTGAGATAATCATACGTGCGCTTCGCTGCGGCCGGACTGTTGCCGGTGATGCTCCGAACCGCCTTGGACACGATGCCGGTTGCGCGGCGCGCGTCATCCGCCTCGGCCACCTTGAGCAGCTTTGCGAACGTCTCAGCGTGCCGCGGTCCGAATACCTCGACGAAGGCAATCTCCTTCGCCATAGCGCCGATGTGCCCCATCAGTACGTTGTAGAGCCCACCGTCACCCACGCCGTACTTCTTCATGAGGCGCTTGTAGGCGCCCGCATTCTGAAACCTGAACACGCGAAGCTGATTGCTAAAGCCGCCCGAGGTTCCTTGCCCTCGGCCGAACTTGATATCCTCATAGGCGTTGGCAATGATGCCGGGCACGGCAGCGACCGGGGCTTCACCAGGCCCGGCGCTATCCATAACCTTTAGGTTGCCGGCCTCATATTCGCGCCAGAGGTCATCGACGAATTCCCGCTCCGAGAAGTTCCGGACGCGGCTCGATTCCCAGAACTGAGGCAGCCGCCAATCCTCCAGGACCGAGAGCGGTTTGCCCTCGCGCTTCACGCGATCGACGGCATAGGTCGTTGCGTCCGAGAAACCCCTTGCAGCCGCCTTGGCCGACTCGTCGCCGGTATCGATGCCGAACAGCTCATCGACCATGTTCCAGACTGTCTCGGTATCCTGCCGCATGCCCGCCATCGTCGACTTGTAGGGATCGAGCGCGCCCCCGACAGTTTTCAGAAGGCGCTTCGTCACCGCTTCAGCATGGCTTTCGACGTTGATCGTCTCGCCAACATTCCCATCCTCCCAATTGTCGCGGACCATCGCGCCCATAAGGCCGGCCGTTTTGCCCCTGCTGTGCTTTTCCATGCGGTTCAGGAGCTCAGATTGCCGAATAGCGATCTTTGCGGCCGATAGCTTTCGCTCCTGCGCTACCTGAGCCATCGTGCGGGCAACCTCCAGCGCCGCTGCCGCGTCCGCCGAGGCAGGCCCCATAGCCGGGTAAAGGCGACGCTGCACCCCGACATGGAGCGCCAGCGCATCGTCCGCCGCCTTCTGGGAAATCCGCTTTGCCGCGACGAGGCGATCGAGACAGTTCTTGATGCTCATTCAGAATCCCCTTGCGCCTTGCCGATCGCGCAGGCTTCCAGATCAGCCGAAGCCGCCAGATCGTCGTCGGCTTCCTTCATGATTTCCGAGAGGTTTCGAGCGCCGCGACCGTCGCCAAGATCGACCTGAAGCGCCTCACTCTTGTCTGAAACGAGCCCAGCGAGTATATTTTCAGATGCCGGCGAGGCGGAAGAGCTGTGTCCGTCTGCCTGGGTTTCCCTGCTGAAGCGGTCCGTAGTCTCTTCAGCGCGCCGGCTTATCTCAAACGCCGTCATGAGCCACGTTTTATCCTCGCCGTCGTAGTCGAGACGGACGACCGCGCGATGATCGGCGCTTTCCATACGTATGCGATTGCCGGACCGCGAAGTGACTTCCAGTCCAGCGACAATTTCCGGCAGCCGCTCGACCACTTCGGGGTGCTTGGCGAGGATCTTTGCGAGCCCGCCGCCCTTGTTCGGCTTCGCTGGATCGAACTCACCCCAGATGACGTCGATTTTGCCGACGGCAGGATGATTGATGGCGCCCTTGATCTCGCCGCCCTTCTGCCGAATGAGCCTTTCGGACTCGCGCTTCCATCGTCCTTGGCGCGCGGCCCGATCTGCCTCCAGATCGAGCAGCTTTTGCGCATCCTCGACTACCGCTTGCGCGGTCGCCGGCTCAGTCGCCATTTTTTCGATGTTCTCCGGCGTCAGGCGGGCGAGGGCGACCGCTTCCAGATCCTGCCTACCGATCCGGGCCAGCGTCGATTGCAGCACGTCACCAGCGCCAAGCGCTTCGCCGAAGAGTCGCGGACCGGCGTCGTTCTTCATCGCTTCTGCGGCGTAGTCCGAAAGGAACGTCGCCAACCGCTTCCGGCCTACGGCGCGCTTCAGCTCTTCGTCTGCGAACATCGCCCGAGCGACGAGTTTGGCGATCTCATTCGGACCGCCGAACATTTCCGCCTGGCCGACCATATCCTTGACTGCACGGCTTTCGTCACGGGCCTTCGTGACGAGCCGGACGGCCTCCAGCAGATCGTCGGTGATATCCATGCCGCGAGGGATTTCGCCGCGTGCAACCGCGTCGCGCATCTTTGCCCACGGCGCCGCCGCATCGCCCATCGCACCGGCAATGGCCTTGATGTTCGAGTCCGCATCCTCCAGTGCCCGGCCAAGCAGAGCAGGCTCGCCATAGGCGCGGCCCATGAGCGCCGCCATGACGCGCCTCTCACCGGCCTGTGACAGCACGCCGTTGCGATCGACGAGCTCGCCTTGTTCGGCGCGCGGCAGCTTCGACATGAAGCCTCGCACGAAATCCCGATTATCGAGCGCGGTTGCGTCGTTGCCCCCCAAGCGGGCGAGCACTGCATCATCGATCAGCCGGGCGTCGGCAAGGGCTTGTTCGGAAGCGCCGAGCCGTAGCGCCGTTGATCGGTTCGCAGCGGTGACGAAGGCGACGCGCTGCGCATCATCCAGTTCAGTGACCCGGCGTGCGATCAGAACCGGATTTTCCATGCCAGCGATGTCGTAATCGTTAGCGCGAAGAAATGCGCGGTAATTGTCGGCCGGCACGCCACCGGCACCGTAAGCGCGTCGGAGCGCCATCACGCGAGCGTTGCCGGACTCGACAAAGCCGTCCGGCCCGACGATGGGCGCACCCGACTCTGCCTGCGGCGACGGGCCAAGACGTTCCGGCTGAAGGTTTCCGGCTATGGATTGTACCTGGTCCTGACTGATTGCGCGCGTCCGGTCCCGAGGCTGTAGCTCTGCCGGGAATGCCGGGTTCACTTCCATGCTATTGCCGTGGGAGGTCACCAGGTCGCGCGCCTCGACCACCTCGTAGCGGACGCCAACCGAGCGGCCATCGGCATCATAGACGCGGCCGACACGGGCGTTGGACGCGAGGAACGCTTCCTGCGGAATCTCGACCGGCTTGCCACGCACGATGTCATCGGCCGCGCGCTCGACTGCGGCACGATAGACCGACTGCCCATGAGCCGACTTCTCCAAGCGGCTCGCAGGGATTGCGGCCTCACGCGCCACAACCGCCGCGGCGTCGCGCACAGGGCGAGGCCATTCGCCGGTCGCCGCGCGCCGCCAAATCGCAGCGATGCCTTTGACGCCAGCGCCGAATACAGCCGCCCCGGCGCCGGCAGCTCCAATTTCGATGAGAGCATCCCCGGCAGAGAATTCCGGGTCGACCTGCTTCTTGAAATCGAAGGTGGAGGCTTGGACCAGAGATTCCGACGCGACACCGATGCCGCCCTCGATGAGAGCGGTGCGGAGGATGCCGCTTGCGCCGGCGGCACCGAAACCGACGCTCAGCATGTTGATCGGATCGGCCATCGCACCGGTCGCCATGCCGAGGAAACCACCGATGGCCGATGACCACGATGACGAGCGACGCGCCTGCACTTCCGATTCATTCCTCGCCGCCCGGGCGCGGGTTATCACGCCTTCCGTGACCGCTTCTTCCTCCGGCCAGGCGAGAGCGCTATTGGGATGCGCTGCCTTCCAGGTGTCGAACTGCGAACGGGCTTGCTTCTCCAGTTCCGCGGCCGTGTCGTCATCGGTCGCGCGGAACCAGTTCGGGATGCGCAGTCCGCTTTCCTCGTAGAAGTCGCGGGCGAACTCCGAATGGATATCGTCCCGGTGACGGCCGGCAGCATCAGAGTTGGAAAACTCCCGCATGGCATTCATGTCGGCGAAGAACCGCGCGATGAACCCAGGGTCGAAGCCCTCTACGGGGCGGGCCGCGGCGAACTGAAGCGCGGCCCGCCGTTGAGTATCGTCAACCAGGTAAACCATCAGCGATCACCGAGATTGAGGACGAAGGGGCCACCGCCGACGAACGACATGCGGGAGTCGGCCTGTCTCGGTTTCGACATGGCATAGGTGGCGCCACCCTCCGGCCCGAACTCCACCAGGTATTCGCCTTCGCCGATGGCTTTCAGCCGGCCATAGGTCCGCAGCTCTCGGGCAGAGATCGAGGCGCCCTCCGAGGTGGCAGCGTAAGCAAGGTCGGCATCAGTCAACCCGCCGAGCGCGGTGTCGAATTCGTCTTGGGTCATGCCGTACCGTGGCGCGATGATCGACGTGCCATTCATGTCGAGCATGCCGCCAGTCACCTCGTTGATGGCTTGCGTCATGCGCGTGTCGTTCAGATCGCCGGACGTGTCGCCTGCCAAATGTGAGAGGTCGGCGTAGCGAGCCGTCGCCGCTTCAAGGAGTTGCTGGCGCGGACCTTCCATCGCTGGAGCAAAGACCGTCGGGGGCAGGATCGTATCGATATCCGCGCGATTGTCGGCGTGGTCGCTCGGCGCCAGCTTGCCGTTTTCCCGGAGCAATTGCCTGCCCCGAAGGATGCCTTCCGCCACCTCCGGATTGTCGCGGTAAAGCGCCCCGGCAATCGCCATTGAGCGAGTGTCGGCCTTCTCCGAAAGCTTTGCCATGGTGGCGAGGTAAGTGTCGGGCTTCAGGTTCGATGCGATCGAGCCGATGACCCGAGCCTGCTCCGCTGGCGTCGCGGTCTGGATGAACCGGCTCAGCACGGTCTCATCCTCCGGCCGCAACGCTGACACGTTCCCAACATCGCCGCGCGCGCGCAGTATGTCGACCGCACGCTGACGAACGCCGACCGACTGACCGAAGGTGACCGGATCGCCAGACACGTTGAAGGGCGGGATGGGATCTACCAGCTTCCGGTCGATGGCGAAGCCTACAGGATCAACGCGGAGCGCTTCTGCTCGCTGCTTGGCGCCGCGCTCCATCGCTTCGAGCAAGCCTTGCTGAGCGATCGAAGCGCCGTCGGCCGCGTCGTTCTTCAGTCCTGAGATAATCGCCGCAGCCTGGTCGGCCGGCAGATCAGAGACAATCGCAGCACCGGCCTCCGTTTCGAAAAAGCGCGACACCTCACTGCGGAAATCTTCGTCATCGATCAAGGCGAGCTGCCGCGTGAGCAGGCCCAATTCCTCCGGCGAGGGAGGCAGGTTCTTTTCCATGCCGCTTTTCATGTCGTCCCAGAGGTCTTTAGCGTCCGAGGTGACTTCGGCGCGCATTTCCTTGATGACTGCGGGGTCGACCTCCGGGGCCGCCGCTGGTGCGAGTTGTGCGATCTGCCCGCTCTTGTGTTCTCCGATGACTGCGGCTGCCCAGTCAGGAACACTACCTGAGTGGTGGTCCGGCCCCCAGGCCCGGCGCGATCCCGTGTCGAGGTGAATGCTATCCCGATAGACGCCGATGCCGGTGAAGCCATAGGCCGACGCTGTGCGGATCAGCCGAACTCGCTCTTCGCTGGACATGCCGGTGACATCGAGATCGAGCGCGTCACCTTTGATATGGCGGGAAGACTTCGCACCGCGCGCCCGAGCATTGCGCGCCGGGTCCCGGAAGCCCGACACGACCGGAACCGATGCACCAAAGGCATTTTGAAACGCTTTGAAGCGATTGAGCACATCAGGTTTGACGCCGGACATATCCGGTGCAGAAACTCGGCCAGATTGGTGCCGGGTGACTACGGGAAGATCAACACCGCGCGAACCGGGAACGGCGAGAACTTTCTTGTAATAGTCAGACGTTTCGGCCGGCAGCACCGAGTCATCCCGGCCGGCTGCGATCCAGGCGTCCGCCCGCTCAGGGCCGCCGTTGTATGCGACAAGCGCCGCTTCAGTATCACCGCCGTAGCGCGCCAGCATCTTGTTCAGGTAGTGCGTGCCATAGCGCGTCGAAACGTCGTCGCGCTTGAGGTATTCCTTTTGCCGCTCCGGATCAGTCGGGAAGTCCGCGTCACCAAGTTCGGCCGCAATCTCGGCCGCCGTGCCCGGCATGACCTGCATCGAGCCGATCGCGCCTGCTGGCGAAACGGCATTCGGGTTGCCAGCACTTTCCGTTTGGCGGATCGCAGCAACCAGGCTGTCCACAGGACCTGTGTTGATGCCGCGCGCAGCCGCAGAGCCACGTTCCAGCGCAGCCGTCTGGTCCGCATCGTTTGCACCCTGGAAAGCAACGATTTGGCGAGCGCGCGACCTTGCGGCGTAGAGCTCTAGCGCGCCTGCCATGTCGCCGCCGGCAGCCAAAAGCCGCGCGGTTTCGTCAATGTCGTGGCTGTCGATGCCGATGCCTTCGTCGAGCAGCGATTGCAGCTTCTTCGACTTCTCCTTAACGGGTTCGAGCTCGACCTTCTTTTGCGCACCCCACGTTCGGATCGCCTCATTAGCAAGGCCGTTGTATTGCCTGCGTTCGGCAGGCGTCAGCGTGAGCGTCGTATCAGCCAGGATCTTCTCGGCTTCCTTGCGCGCGGCAGTGACGCCGCCAGTCGCAAGAGTGCGGTCGATATGCCCGAGCACCGCTTCCGTCGTGTGGCGCGATTCCGTTCGCTTCACCTCGATCTGCGCTTCCCTTTCTCCGACCGAGAACTCAGGGTTGGACGCCAACTCGCCATAGAGCGAATGCAACTGAGACTGCTTGTCCCGATAGTCACGCGAAGACGTACCGCCGGCGCGAGCGAGCGCCGCCATGTCGTCGTCGAGCGCCTGAATTTCGGCTTTGATGTCGCCTTCGAAGGTTTTGATATCGCGCGTGCGCTTCTGTTCGGACACGCCAAGGCCGAGGCGGGAGCCCTCAGTCTCCAGCATGGTCTTGACTGCACCACGAGCGCTTTCCGGAACGCTCTTGATGAGGGTGTCGCTGAAGCCTTTCCATGAGGACCCGAAGAGGTCGACGTCGCCCTTGGCGTCATTGGCGAGCGTGGTGCCTTTCGTTCGGATATCGCCGGCCAGGCGCGCGGTATAAGCCTGCATCGCGGCCCGATTGTAGGCGTCTCCTGACTTCGAGAAGTCGGACCGCAGATCAACCTTGAGGTTTCCTTGTTCGTCGCGATAGACGCCGTTGGCGCCTTGCTCATTGGCCTGCCTGACTTCCCGCTCCTGAAGGACGGTGCCGACGGTGCCTAAAGCGTCGGCAACCGCCATGTACGGGTTTGCGATATCCGCCGCCGAGAGCGTTGAGCGCGGAGCCTGCGTCAGGACAGTATTGTCAGAAACTCGCGGAAGCCGGGCCATGTGTCATGCTCCGAAGAAGTAGGGCAGGGACTTCGCCACCCCGCCGAAGAGCGACATGTTGGCCGATTGACCGAGGAATCGCGCATCGCTTTCGAGCTGTCGCGCCTGTATCTTCCGGTTCGCCACATCGCGCGTGCGGTTTCGGTCGCTTGTCCTTTCGTTGGCGGCTTCGATCGCAAGCCCTGTCGGACTGTCAGCGGCAACGCCAGTCGTCGCGCGTATGGCGCGGATGTTGTTGAGTGTGGACGTAAGCTCCTCACGATAGGCCGTGTCGATCTGATCGGCCTGGATATGGCCGGCCGTCGCGGCGTTCTTCGCTTGCTGCTGTTCGTGCTTCTTGCCCTGGTAAGCTCCCACGGCGCCTACCAGCGACGACAACCCCATGAAGACCGCTGAAATGCCCATCAGACCGTGATCTCCGTCGTCAGTTCCTGAAGCCTGAAAGGTCCGGGGATCGTCTGGGCCAACTCATAGGTCGGGTCGTAGGATCGGCCGAGTTGGCGATACTGGTAGACGTCGCTGCGAATAGGCATCGGCAAATTCGTGTCGTCGCCAGCCTCGTATCCGGCGAAGAGGCGATAGCTATTCGAAGACGGATCGCCACAGCGGAATTCCGTCGTTTCGCGGACCTTGATCATGACCTTTGAGATTTTCCGGCGACGGAGGCGTTGCCCGAAGGCTTCGCCGCCCTCGAATGCGCCGAGGTTCGGCTGTAGCTTCCACTCGAAGAGGAAGCCGATCATCACTTCGTCATAATCGTCGAAGCCTTCCAACTCGCCTTCGGCGTTCATGGTGCGATTGCCAAAGTAGAAGCCGTCGGCCACCACCTGAACAGTCTCGTTTTCCAGAAAGGCGAATGGACCATCGGCGGCATCAACCGAGCAGTCCAGCAGCATGTTTGGGTCGACCTTTTCGGCAACGGCGATATCGCCTCCGTCAAGCGGATAGACCGTCGACAGCACCACTGCACCGCGACGCGAAGCGACGTGCTTGACGCTGCCGCTGCCATCCCACTTCAGCCATCCGACATAGCTCTTGTCGGCATTGTATTGGCCGATCACCAAAGTCCCGTCGTCATTGACGGCATAAATCTGGCGGGTAGCGGCTTGAGGCGTGCCGGCCGTCGCCGCCATTGAGCGGATGCCGGAAAACAGATGCCGGTGAAACTCGGAAATCTCTTGAGCGAGGTACGGCCTTGCCGTCTGCCCGGTCGCGGTCACGGCGTAGACGCCGGTCAGCGACTTGTCGACGAATAGCAACCCCTCAGTGACTTGTACGGGGCGGATGCTAGACACCTCGCCGGTGAAGACCTTGCGAAACTCGACCGAGCCAGGCGCCAGCGGTGTTTCGGCGGAAATCGGGATGTAAAACACCCCCGCGTCGGTGATTGCGAATTCGTCATAGCCGCCGACCACGTGATAGACGCGGCAGTCAGCCTGGACGAATTCCAGAATCGCGCCGGTGGCTTCAGCGGTCACAAGCAGATCCTCAGGGACGCCCACCGCGCTCCACATGATTGCCGATTTGTGCTGAGGGAAATCGGTGAAGATGACGCGCTGGTTGTCGACCGAGACCGACCGCGGCCAACCCCGAACGTTCGACATGAAAAGCTCGTCCCATTGTGTCGTCGCACCGGGCGTGGAAACGATAAACATCTCGTCGGTGTCGGCATCTGATACCGGCCCGACCAGCCGATCCTCAGATGCTCTCCTGCGGTAGCGGTTCGTAATGACGCCCCTGACTGTGGTTGACGGCACATCGACCGCGATAACTTCGGCCTCTACACCGGAACCGGAAGTCGAAACGATGTCGCCTATGGAGAACGTTTCGGTTTCGTTGGCGTTTGTCAGGTCCCAATCCACCGTGTGATTGAGTTTTTCTAGGACCGTCGCGGAGCCAGTGGTGGAGTTGGTGATGCCGGTTATCCGAAGCTGACGGCCGGCATATCGGAAGACGCTCCCGACGTGGCCGGACTTAAGGACAGGAGCCGAGAAGGTCACCGTTATGGAGCCAGTAATGGCGCTCGGCCGCATGGTGATGTTCTTGGTCTCAGCGAAACGGTAGAATGGCGCATGCTGCTTGCCGGCGAGCCCGACATAGAACGTGTAGTTAGCGATCGTCCAAGTTCCGGATTCACTCACCGTGATCACCTGCGGCCTGAAGTCACCGCACACGAAGATCCTGTTTTCGTAAAAGTCCCAGGTGATTGCGAAAGGATCAGTCCAGGGTGCGGAGAGTTCTGCGACTTTGGCGCCAGCGGCGTTGCGGACTGTCAAACGGTTCGCCGCGAACGTGATTGAGAACTCGTCCTCACCGAAAGGACGAAACGAGTCGCGCACGCCATCATCGTTGTATAGCCAGCGTCGACCGGAGCGGCGTTCTAACTGGCCAGTGCGGAGCGACTGAAGGTTGCGAGCATATCGGGCACCGTTCTTGAACATTTCGGCATCGTCCCGGCGCTCGGCGTCAGGATTGATTTCACCTGCAGAGAAATCGCGCTGGCGTATGACCTGGGCTGGAATGCTCATACACGCCTCGCGCGCCGCGCCGCGGCGATCTTGGACTTGTAGATATTGCGAGCCGGGTTCTGCTGATCGACCTGAGCGCGAACCTCCATAAGCAGGCCCTCGACCTTGCGATCGACCACGAGGGCCTCCCGGAAATCTTCATTCAGGCCACGAAGGCATGCCGCCTCGACCATAAGCGTTAGCACTTCCTCTGCCATCGGATGCCAGACAGCATCGGCAGGGCGGCGCACAACCTTGGCGAAGACCTCGCTGTCGTAGTGCGTCGAGAGGATTTGGCCGATGATCTCGTATTCGGTCAGCGGTGTTTCGTTCCAGAAGATTTCCTTGATGTGGAACGCATCAGGCGGCAAGCGAAAGCCGCTACCGCGAAACGTGCGGGAGGTGTTGTCGGCATCGGCTGCGCGGACAAGCGGCTCGATGGCCGATGCGAACGGCCAGGAGTGGCGAGCGGTCAGGGTCTTGACGGCGCGGTCGAACCCAAGATCGGCAACTCGGTATTCGTCCGATGGGTCATAGAGGATGTTGACCGTCGAATTGCCGGTCGTCGAAAGCGCGTTGTTGATGACGGTCAGCTTGTCCATGATCCGGCACGCTGAAGCAGTCGGGGGACGTCCGCAAAGCACAGGCGAATGAAAAGGCCCGGAGCGAACCCCCGGGCCTCTTCCTCGGCACGCCGGCCGCGATGGTAGCGGCGCGCCTTAGCTCTGGGCGGCGGCAGTCTTCCGGCCAGCGACGATCTTTTCGACGAGCGCCTTCTTGCTGTCGGTCGGCTCGACCGGGATATTCTCGTCGTTGGCGATCTGCTGAAGCTGTTCGGCAGTGACACCGGCCTTCGTCAGATCAGCACGCCATGCCGCCTCTTCATCAGCAGCATGTTTAGCCGCCGGGTTGCTGGCGTCGGCAGCTTCCTTCTCGCGGCGGCGAAGCTCTTCCTCGACACCAGCCTTCACGGCGGCATCGAGCACCCTCGGGTCGATCTGGACCGGCGCGGCGACGGCGGCCTGCTGGCTTGCGATAACGGCCCGCTCGCGCGCCTCGCGTTCGACCTTGGCCTTAAGGCCCTTCGCGTGTTCGCTTTCCGGGAACGGCTGCTTGCGCCATTCGTCAGGGTGACGCTGGAGCGTTCGCCTTGCATCGATCGATTCGAGTGTGGCCGTTTCGCCCCAAGCGCTGAAGATCGTGACTTTCTCGACCATCTGTCTTTTCTCCGGTTGGTGAAGGACGCCCCCTTGAGAGGGCGCCCGATCAATAGCTGGTGGACGCCCAGGCCTTGAACGTCAGCGACGGGGTGGTGCCCGCGACATCGACGTAGATGCGCAGGTAGCGGTAGATTTCGCTGTCCTGCTCATTGCAGAAGGGCATCTCGTACCGGCCGATCGTCGAGTCCTTCGCCCCGCCGGAGCGCACTTCGGTTGCACCGAGTTCGATCGCCGCAAGGTTCTCGATATTCGAAGCGAAGGTCGGCGAGCTCGATCCCTGCACGAGCACGACGTAGCGCTCATCGTTCGACACAATGTCGATCGCCGAGACGTCGATCAGCATGACCGCCTCGAAACGTGCCTGGCCGACGTCGTGGATCTTGTCGGCGCCGGCGACCTGACCGTCACTGTCTGCGGTGATGGCAGCAGCGCCGTCGTGGAAGATCAGTTCGGCGTCCTGGTTGTAAGTCCTCGAGCCCATCGGGGCGCTCCTTCTGTTGGCAGCCTGTTAGGCGACGATCGCGGCGTTGGTGATGGAGTCGAGCACGGTGAGGCAGAAGTCGCCGTCGTCGACCAAGCCCACATCCCAGGAGACGTTGGTGCCGAAGTGCACCGCATCCTCCAGCTGGCCCATGTCACGGACCTCGATGTTCTTGAGCTGGATGCCGTGGAGTCCTTCTTCGGTGAAGGACACGACGGCAAGGGAAGACGTCACCGCCGAGCCGCCGCCGAATGCCACCTCGTTGAAGGGCAGGATGTTCCCGTGCTTGTCCTTCGGGTAGCCATGCAGGATCGGCAGGCCGGCGTAGGTCATCTTGGCGCGGCCGACATCATCCCAGCTCTGGATCACGAAACCGGAGATCGAGGTGTTGCGTGCGGCGGCGATGAACGGCGCCTGCATGTCGAACGGCACGATGATGTGCGTCGGATTGGCGGTGTTGATGATGGCCGCATCGAGCTTGGCGAGCGAGAGCGGCCCGCCGCCGGAAGCGACGGAGTTGTGGATGCGGCGACCGTTCGCATCGGTGGCGCGGGCCTTGATGCCGTTGAACTCCTTCGGGTTCGTCACATTGTCGCCGGCGAGGAAAGTGTCAGTCCAGAGCTTGGACTGGCGCTTCACCTGCATTGCTTCTTCCCGAGCGCGGCGGCTGTCGCCGTGACGGAGCAGGATAGCCTTGTCGACCTTCAGGATGGTGTCGATCGGCATGGACGGTTCCTGGAACGGCGTGATCTTGCCGCGGGATTCGGTGGCGCCCTCATTGATCGCGCGGAAAGCCGCGGTGCCAAGGTCGGCCTCGCGGTAGCCCTCGTAAGTGCCGCCGGTGAAGCCGGTGAACGGGATCACCTGCAGAATGTCCGACTGCTCGGCGAAAGCTTCGATCAGAGGACGCTCGATCGAGGTCTTCTCCAGGCCCTTCGCATATTCGGGGAGAGTCATTGCAGGCATGGTCTATTTCCTCTTCGGGGCCGGCGAATGCTCGCGGGCGTAGTTGATCCTGTCGATGGGCGTCATCTTCGCCCACTCCTCATCTGAAACCTCAGCAGGCTTCGCTTCGCGGCCGGCACCGGGTCGCCCCGGTACGTCTCCCCTGTTGAGCTGCATCAATCGCTCGAATGCCGAGATCTGCTTCGCCGTGAACATCATGGAATGCAGGCTCGCCGCGTCTTCAGCGCCGAGCTTGGCATCCAGCCACGTCGTAACAGCCTTGATCCTTTCGACCGCACGCCCCCCAAGCTTGTTGCGTTCTTCGGTCACCGCCTCTTTCAGGCGTCCCCGCTCCGCGATGTCCATTTCCGCGCCGAGGGCGAGCAGACCTTCGAATTCGGCCTGCGTCTTGCCGTTGGCGTGAGCCCATTCGCGCGCCTTGGCGACACGCGGATCCGTCTCGTCGATCAGCTTCTCGCCGTCCTTCAGCTCGAAGCCTTCCGGCAGTTTGAAATCCGCAGGCAGCTTGACCGCGTACTTGTCGGCCTTCTCCGGCACCGAAGCCCTACGGGAATCCGTTTCGGCCTTCAGCGAGACGAGCGCATTGAAGTCGTCGGCCTTGAAGCCCTTGTCGGCGTCCCAGATGCTTTCAGGGAGCCAGTCAGGGCGCAGCGGCTTTTCGCCGCCCTTGCCCTTGTCGTCCCCGGCACCACCTTTGTCCGCACCGGTTTCAGCGCCACTCTTGGCCTTGCCGTCGTCACCCCCAGCGCCGCCCTTGTTTCCGCCGCCCTGGTCCCCACCGTCGCCGCCACCGCCGACGTCGGCGATCCCCTCAGGCGCAAAGACGACGCGCGGTCCGAGGCCGGTCGCCATGAAGGCGAGGCTACTGCCCGGCCGGGCCATGACGGCGGTTGCGCCGGGGCTGGCCGGCTTTTCGGGGTGAACGTGCATCGTGTCCTGCGTTATCGGCGCCATCGCTGCTGTCCGGATCCTCTGCTGCATAAGCCATCGCGATCAGTTCCGACGCGAACTTGCGGCGGGCGTTATGCGCGTGCAAAGCACAGGTCTCGTCAGGGCCGATTTGATCCAGGACTCCGTGAAGCGCGGCGAGCGCAAGAGCGCCTTCCGGAGACCGCAAAAACTTGCGGAACGAGACCTTCACGTCATCGTCATTAAGCCGGGGGATTCGCAGCATCTTCGCCTCCGGAAGCTCCCGCCGAGGTCAAGACTTGGCGGACAAGATCCTCGACCACCTTGGCGTCGCGCAGAACGATAATCTCGTCCTTCACGAGCATCTTGATCTTCTCAATGGTTCGCAGCTCGTCGATCGCGGCTTGGCTCGTCACCGGGAAGTAGCTCTTGACCATCGAGAGCACCTGCGATGCGACTTGGAGCCTCTGGTTGTCTTGCGCTTGCGTCGCCGGGTTATTCGGCGTCAGCGAAACCGGCGTGCCGTTGATCTCCAACGCGCCGAGCTTGCCGTCTTTCTCCAGCAGGAAGGCGAAGCGCCTGAAGATGTTGTAGGGGCCTTCGCGCCAGAACTTCGTGCCCGGCGTGCCGATGCGGCGCTGAGCGCGCACCATTTCGTCGATCCACTGCGTTGCCGTGGGCGGAGTGTCGCCCTTCTGCTCGGGATAATCCGCGAAGAACTTGCGGCGGATTTTCCTCTCCAGATCGGTCGCGGTGTAGAAGCCGAGGTTCGGGTCGCCCTCGAAATAGAGCTTGGCGATGTCCTTTCCACTGCCGGGCCGCATCGGATAGCCCTTGCCCGATTCAATGCCGCCCTCGAAATCGAGCACGCCGTCATCGGGATAGGCGATCGGAGGTGCGATCGCGATATCGACGCGATCTTGCGTCGCAGCAGTCACGACATCGAGCACGCGGAAATCGGGCAGCGACTTGATCGCCGGGCCGTTGCCCCACGAATGCAGCTTGTCAGGTGAGAACCGCATGATCAGCAGCGGAAGGCAGCCTTCGCCTTCAAGCTTGGCCGTGTGAACGGCTTCTTTATCCACCAGCAGGACGTGGTCGTAGACGTCGTTTTCTGGCTGGTCCCAATCGCGGCCGAAGCACCAGACGACTTCGATCATTGCCTTCGGCGAGCGCTTGACCTTCTCCCGCGTCTTTTCCTTGATTTTCGCGGCGCCGATGATCGACTTGAGCTTGTCCGCCCGGACATGGCGGACGCGGAAGCGGTCGCCCGGGTCGCCGCTCGGATCCACATTGAATTCCAACTCCCGGGCCGGCACGTGTTCGACCTGGTAGGGTCGGCCAGCGCCAGGCGCGTCAATCCATAGACCGATCGTGCCAACCCCAGCGTCGGGATCGAGCGCGACGCCGAGTTCGGAAGTGAAGTTCGACGTGCGGATCGCCGCGAAGATCACGTCGTCGACGTCCTTGACCTGATTCTTGAATTCCTCGATCTGCGGCTCTTCCAGACCGGCGAGGATTGCGGCATCGGCAGTGGACTCGGCCCAATTCGTGTTCGCTGGGAAAAAGGCCGCGATCACCTCGGTTGCGAAATCTTCCGAGACTTCCGAGCCTATGGACGTGGCGAGTTCGCCGGCCGCGTCGTTCTCTACCTTTTTGAGCGCGGTGCCCGTCCGCGACGACACCTGCCGCGACAGGCGAGGCCGGGTGAAAAAGTAGGCTTCCTGCAGATCCCTTTCCACAAGCGACTTTTGAGCGCGCGCTTCCTCCAGTCGCGCGAGCCAGTCTTTTGTGACAGAGGCATCCGGGAAGGTTTCTGCCGCCGCCTGTTTCACCTTGTCGGCGGGCTTGCCGGCCATGTCAGGTTCCGGTCAGGAGAGGGACACCAGAGGCGCCGGAAGTCGCCCAGCGCGAGCCGAACAAGCGCATGGATTGCGAAGTACGGGAGCTGACGCGTTCGCGGATGGCGTCGATCTTGTCCGCCTCTGCCTGCTCGCGCTGGCGCTTCAGATCAGGATCTTCCTTGGGCTCGTCAAACATCGTCATCCACCACGATCTTTCCACCGTTGGCGAGACAATGGCGAAGGAGGGTGTCGGGACGCAAAGCACAGCTTTTGATGCCGAGCAGATGAGCGACGGCGGGAACGCACCAGAAGCCAGGCCGCATCTTCATCCCTTCGTCGGCAGGGATTGGCGCCATCATGCGCACGACAGCGCCCTCGCGGCTATAATGGCCGATCATGACGTCTGCGCGGTCATTAGGGATGGCCAAAATGCGGATGCGGCCGACCATCACATCGAAAAACAGCCAGATTCCCGACTTTTTCACTTCGGCAAAAGCTGAAACGTGCTCGTACCGCCCCCAGGCGAGCCATTTGACCCACCAGCGCGTCGATTTGCGGTGAAACACCACGAACCACTCCAGCGGTTCGCAGTCTGACAGCCGGATATCACCCTCCAAGTCCACCGCGTCGCCTCGATTTCTGCTGCGAACGGGTCGAAACCGGCTTCCCCGTGCCGCGGTGCTCTCTGCCGATCGCCGCACGCCCTTCACCACCGCCAAGCATCATGTACTGAAGCGCGTCGGCAATGTCGGAGTAGCGATCCTTCTCCGGTTCCTGCTTGTGGTTGCTCGTGCCCTTGATGCGGGCGAAGTGATAGCCGCCTTCGCATGCGACTTTGACCGTCCGACAGTTGGTCGCGCAGACCAGAAAGCGGGGAGAGCCCTGTTCCATGCCGATCATCGCGTTTTCGACAGCGTTGATGCGGGTCAGGATGTGATTGTTCCTCACCGGTGCCGCTCGCACCGGCATATCGTTGGCGGCGAACACGTCGTAGGCTGTTGTCTCGTCGGCTTGAGTGCCGTCCTGCCCCTTCGGATCACCGTAGAACTCGACCGAAAAGCCGTCATCGACCTCGTAGATGCCGGAACTGCCGCGCCGAGCCTCCAGCGTCTTCGCCGCAGACCAGTTGCCCAGCCGGCGGGTGAGAAACGCGCTCACCAGCGGAGCGAAAATCGACGCGCCGACGTCATGGGCGGCCAGTTCGCCGAAGATCCTCCAGCGATTGTTGACGCGCTGCCCAAGCACGCACGCCGGGTTCCGGCCGAAATCGAGCCCGACATAGACCGGCCAGCCCGGTATCGGGTCGAGCGGCGTCTTGGAGACGTGAGTGTCGGGGTTGAATTGCTGCCAGACCGGCTTGCCGTCGACGAATACCGTGATCTTGTTCAGGACGCGGCTGTCGATCCACTGCTTCGACTTGCCCTTGATCTTTTCTTCGTAGTAGCCCGGCTTCAGCCACTTCGCATTTTCCGCCAGTGGGTTCGGCCTGTAGCCGATCAGCGTGCCAGAGCCGTCCTTCACCTCCAGCATGGCTGGCGGCTGCACGAAATAAGACCAGTTGTCGGGCTTGCGGAACGATAGGCGCTCTTCTTCCGTCCAGTTCTCCGGTAGGGGAACCTCGCCCATCATGAGCGGCACCCAATGATCTTCGCGGGGCGCGTTCATGTCGGCGATTACGCCGTCCCAACGGGCGCCACCGTCCTTCACCGCTGGATATCTGCCGGTGCGGCTTTCCGCTTCGTCGACCACTTCTTTGTCGATGAATTCGAGCTCGTTGAAGAGCCAGCCCGTCACCTCAAGCGAGCGCATCTTTCGGATGTCGTCAGCGCTATCGAGCGCGAAGAAGTGCGCTTCCAGCAGCATGTCCCCAACCCGGATGACATGCCGAAACGGACGGTCCCAATAGAAGCGCCCATAGAGCCGTTCCGGAAACCAGTCGAGCCACGTCTTGACCGTCGTGTTCTTCAGGTCCGGATAGGTGTTGCGGACGATGCCCCAGCGCGTCATGCGCAACCCGGTCTCCGGCGAGGGCCATTGCTCCATTCCGATCGAATAGACCTTCATCATCGACGCCGACGACGTGCCCGAGCCGATCGAACCGCGGATAATCGAGACGTGGGACCGATCCTCCAGGAAATCGACCAGCGTATCGCCGTCGGGCTCGTAGATTTTTCGGCCCTGAGCATCCCGCTCGATTGTCGGGAGATCGGGGCGCTCCTGTAGGTCAGCGTCGCTCATGAAGAAGTCTCAATGGGGTGAAAAATTTTCCTGGTCCCGAAAGGCCAGAATTCGGAACTCGCGTGTGTGAGGGTGGAACTGGACTGAAGCCCGCGATTTTTCCCCCCACCCCTCGCGAGGGCGCCCGCGCAGGCGCGAAAGGGGCGGGGAGGGGCGTTCCTCACGCTTCCTCCGGAACGTCCGCGTTATCGGTCAAGGGGTTATGCACATGTTGCGCCAGATGCTCTATCTGCTGTGCGCCTTCGGGCATGCGATCAGCACGGCGAGCGAGGCGGATGACATAGCCTGCCGTGTCCACATTCACCTGGTTGTTCACCTGAACGTTGATCTGCTGCGCGCCGACCGTGTTGCCGTTGCGATCCATGCCGTCGATGTACTTCGCGGCGTCGAGCTGGACGCGCTCGCTGTCGGCGTCGTCGGCGAGATCGATGATCTTACGTAGCGCCCGAGGCCGCGCGCCAGTTCTCAACACCTCCATCTGCTCGTTGAAGAATGCCAGCACATGCGGCTTCGTGAGGGCCACATAAAGCCCGTGGTCCGTCATCCCTGCGGCTTGTGCGGCCTCGGCTCGTGTCATCCCCTGTGAGACCATGGCCTCGATTGCAGCCTTCACCTTGCCTGTTACGCGCAGGTTCTTCGCTTCACCGCGCTTGATCTTCGCTGCGGCTTTCTGTGCGCCTTGGCCATATCCGGGGCGTGTTGCGAGCGCTTGCGTTGCCATCGGCGCTATTCCGCTATCCGCGCTCCGGCGGGGAGACGCTGGCAGGTATTCGTGGCGATCGGGCTGGCTGGCTTCATGGTCGTTGGGGCATCTGGTGGGCAGGCGGTTACAGCCTAGTCGCCCGGTGGAGCAGCAATGCGTATGACCAAGCGAGTAGGCTCATTGATGGTACGACCCTGTTCGGAGGGCCACAAAGCACAGGTCAGTACACCGAGCGGCCTTCGTACCTGGGACCAATACCTCTACGACGAGGCCTTTCCCGCGCGGAAATCCCTCTTGAAACGGTCTGAAAAGCGCTACAGATTTCCATGCACGCATCCGCCGCGATGTGGGCCTATTACTCAACCGGTGCCGGGCTGCCGGCCCAAGAGCCAAGGAGGTAATCTATGCTTGCACAGCCGTTCGAAAAGCCAGTTCTCGTATGGGTTGGACTTGGCTTTCCACGACAACTCAACACCGTAGTAGATGCATACCAGTTCGCCTCGGAATGGGGCGGCAACAGCCCGGAGCAGCGAGCAGCGATCCGAGCATGTAAGGCGGCTTTGGCGGGAGAAGTGGACCCGGAAACCGCCCGAGGGGTGTTTATTGCCTTTGCGAGGAAGAAGGACATCCTTGTCGAAGATGCGATGATCCCCCCAGAGATGAGGAAACAGAAGACACGCCACTTCTGAGAGGCGACGAAACGCCGGCAGCGAGATATCGTCCGCCGGCGTTCCGCTTCATGTGACATCCAAGATGAGGCCACACCCGAATCCCCATGAAATCAATCACGACCAACGTCACTAAAATGAGAGAGCTGCTATCGGATGTCACGCCAGAGATGCACCCTGGCGACTACAGCGACACTCTGGTGAACATGGTCTATTACGCACTCGCCGAGGCGGAGCGGATCGGCCTTATCCTGAGCGACAACACGACGCTGGTAGACATGGTTCGGGAAATCGAATCCGTAGCTTCAACGCATGTTCCCCAAGGCAAACCGATCAACTAATCGAACTCTGCCGCTTAGCGGCTCGTTCACCCTGCTTCGGACGGACCTCGCTTCGCGAGGCATCGAGGTCGACGGGGAAGGTCAACGAGCACGATGCCGACCCTCAGCCCCCCGAGCCACAGCGGCAACGTGTCAGGCCCCACGCCGCGGCCCCATCGCGCGCCAGGATTCTCCAGCTTGGAGGTGTAGCCATCCTGAAGCCCGGACTTGGCCTCTAGCTCGATGACCGTCATGCCCATGCTTTCGCGACGTGCACGCATGGCGCTGACCAGATCGTCATAGGTCTGGATGACAGGCGAGACGATCGGGAAGCCGAGCGCCGTTTCAGGATCATCCACCGGCTTGCCCGATTGCACCTCATCCCATGCATTGACATCGACCACGCGGAAATAGCGCTTGCCACGGATGCGGCGC